ACGTATCGTCTGGCGCTGGTGCGATTGCAGCAAGCAACGTCAGCTTTAATCCTGCTGCCAGTCTTGGGGCTACTAATGTTCAGACGGCGCTGGAAGAAGTCAGCACCGAATGCCGCAATGCCGACAACATCACCAGCGGCACTCTTGCCGTAGCACGTGGCGGCACAGGAGTTGCTTCTTATGCCAAGGGCGACATTCTCGGGGCTAGTGCTGCTACCACGCTGACCAAGTTGACGGTTGGCACCAACGGCCAAGTGCTGCGGGCTAATAGTGCCACTGCTACGGGCTTGGAGTGGGGCAACGACTATGTCGGCACCGTCACCACGGTCACCAGCAGCACTGGTGCGCTGACTGTTGCCACGGCTACCACCACTCCAGCGCTAACCATTCGCTCCGCAACGACCAGCGTTGACGGCATTGTTCAACTAAGCGATAGCACCAGCACGACTAGCAGCGTGCTGGCTGCAACGCCTACTGCGGTCAAGGCTGCTTATGACCTCGCTAACGCAGCACTACCCAAGGCCGGAGGCACTTTTACAGGTGAGCTGCTGATCGGCACCGCCGGCACCTTGGTGTTTGAAGGCAGCACTGACGATGCATTTGAAACCACGCTGGCCGTAGCTGATCCAACGGCTGATCGCACTGTCACGCTGCCAGATCTAACCGGCACCGTTGCGTTGACCAGTCAACTTAACGACGGCACCTATTAGACTCGCTACATAACTTCCGGCCCTTCGGGGTGTTAAGGAATGGCTCTTCAACATCTGCGTTCATCTACTGCTGACAAGCGCCCAACTCCCGGCGCGATGTCTGATGGGCAGCTTGCGCTAAACACCAATCTGGTATCACCGGGCTTGTTCTTTAAGGACAGCAATGGTGATTCGGTAAAAATTGGCCCCATTCACGTTGGCGCCACAGCACCCAATGCAACGCCTGGTGCTGGCGGTCAAGCGGGCAACAGCAAAGGAGAGGCATGGCTTGATACCAGCGCCACCAACCCAATACTCAAGGTGTGGAACGGCTCTGCTTTTGTTGCCGTACAACCTGTTGGCACTGGCACGGTCGTCAGCACTACTGACACTGGCACCGTCACCAGCACGATGATCCTTGATGGCACCATCGTCAACGCCGATGTCAACGCCTCTGCTGCCATTGCTGGCACCAAGATCAGCCCGGACTTTGGCGCTCAGAATGTCGTCACAACTGGCACCAGCACCGCCGCATCGCTCATCCCCACCAGCAGCAGCGTTCCCACCAACGGCGTCTATCTGCCTGCCGCCAACACCGTAGGGGTAGCGGCTAACAGTGTTGAACGCCTCAAAATTGGCACTAGCGAGGTGGTGTTTAATGATGCAGGAAATGATATTGACTTCAGGGTTGAAGGTGATACAAACACTGATCTCTTTAAGATTGACGCTGGCACCGATACTGTTATTGTCGGTGGTAAATATAACATCCTTAAAGGCTTTAATCGCCGCCCACCACTTCATCGTGGTCCATTATTCACGAAAACAACTGCTACCACACTTAGCGTTGTGGCTGATTGTTCGCTCAATGGGTTTTTCTATAGTGCTGCTACAGCAGTGACAATGGGCACCCATACCAATAACACGGACATGGCGATCTGGCAGCACCCAACTAGTGGGGCATTGGTCAGTGACGCGAGTTTCACTACGGCACCAGCAGGAGCTACGGGTGGCTCAATCGTTGCCGGCTATCACTACATCCCCAGCGGTCGCCCTACAGCAGTGAATAGCGGCAGCCCAACTGCTAGTGCTGAGATTTTGGAGTACAGCATCTGGGATTTGACCTGGCGACCTGAGTGTCCTGACCCTCGTGGGATGGCAAACATTGATGGTCGGTTCTGGTGCGACCTTTACCTATGCGGCTCCACCAGCTTCGCAGGCACGACTTTCAGTGCCGTTCAATCCAGCAAGATTGGTCTCACTATCGCTGATAACAGCAGCCCACCTTTAATCCCTAGCTTCTACGGCGGCAATGGCAGTACGGCTTACACCCTGACCAGCGGCAACAATCCCGGCAGCTGGTATAACTTCTTTGAAGTGGCACACAGCTTTGGCAAGCGGCTGATGTTCAGCTGGGAGTTCCAAGCCGCTGCGTTTGGTGCGCCTGAAGCCGGCAGCCGTGGTTCTGATCCCGGCACCGTGCAGTGGGAGCGGCAAAGCAAATGGGGCCTGGCACAGGCCACAGGGACGCTGGCGAGCTGGGGTATTGAGCGCGTTGGCATTCACACCAGCGGCTCTAACACCAACACAGGTGGCCGAGGCACGGAATTTGCCGACGCCCCCCGCGCCGTCTTCCTGGGTGGTAACTGGGCCAACGGGGTCGGTTCCGGGTCTCGGTCCGCCGACTGGGGCTTCGTTCCCTCGGGCGGTGCCAACAACATCTCGGCGCGTTTTGCTGCCGGGCACCTGGTCCTTGGATAGGAGGCGCGACAGCGCCGACTGCGAATGACCAGCAAGCGAGCCTCTGCGGATCCTTCCAAGGAGGCTCATGGCCTCTACATGGTGGAGAAGTATGAGCGGGTCATCGACTACCTCTACCCGCTTGCGCAAACCATCCCACGCAAACACGGCACGTTCAGGGAGCTGCTTATCCGCCACCTGTTTCTGGTGGCCGAACACCTGAACAACGCGATCAAAGCCAACCAGCTCAGCCGTTGCTATGCGCTTGACGGCAGCCTGGGCCAGCTCAGGCTGTTTTTGCGGTTCATGGTCCATCACAAACGCAAGCTGATCACGGAGCATCAGCAGGAAACTGCTCAGTCATTGATTAGCGAAGTGGGTGCAATGCTGGGCAACTGGATCAAGCGGCTGCACGAACAGAAAAAAAGTGCCAGACTAGAGCGGGCCTGATGGGAGCGCCGTCATCCTGGGTGGTAACTGGAACAACGGGGTCAATTCCGGGTCTCGGTACGCCAACTGGAACAACGTTCCATCGAACGGTAACAACAACATCTCGGCGCGTTTTGCTGCCGTGGCCACTGCCAAACACCATCACGCTCTGCTGTTTCTCCGGGGCAGCAGGCCGGTGCCAACCAGGTGCCAGCCATCAAGTCCAGCTTCGGCAAACTCAGGGCCGAGTGGTAGCAATGGCAGGGAGTAGATCATCGAAACCTGCCGCTACTTTTTAATGGGTAAAAAATTTCGCAATCTTTATCAGCAGATTCACGATTGGGACAATCTTTTGTTTGCTTATAGGGAAGCTAGGCGCGGCAAGACCTACAGCAGTTCGTTTCTGCGCTTCAAGGAATACCATCTTTCTGGCCTCAGGCATCTGCAGCATCGCCTGATCGACGGCACTTGGCGGCCTGACGCGCAGTTGGAGTTTGACATCATCGACCCCAAAAAGCGGACCATCGCCTGCCAGAGCTTCCGTGATCGGGTGCTGCATCATGCCCTGATTCAAGTGGTAGGGCCGATCCTTGATGCAGCGATGATGCCCCAGGTGTTTGCCTGCCGGGTGGGATTGGGCACCCATCGGTGCGTGACGCGGATGCAGCAGCTAATGCGCCAGAACCCAGACGCTTGGGTGCTGCATGTGGACTTCAGCAAGTTTTTCCCGAGCATCCCGCAAGATCTGCTGCTGCTGCACCTGGGCAAGAAGCTCACCTGCCAGCGCACTATGGTTTTGATCGAACAGGTGCTGAGCGTGCAACCGCAAGGTTTGCCCATCGGTGCGCTCACCAGCCAATGCTTCTGCAACTACTGGGGCGGCAAGCTGGACCGCTTTATTGCCGCCACTGGCAACGGTCGCTTCGTGCGCTACATGGATGACGCGGTGATCATCGTTGGCAGCAAGGCCGAGGGCTTGGCGCTGAAGGAAACGATCTGCGTGTTCGTGACCTCAGAGATGGGCCAGCGCATTGGCAAGTGGAGCCTTTGTCCAGTCGAGCGTGGGGTCACCTTTTGCGGTTTTCGCATCCGCTGCAAGTTCAAGCTGATCAAGCGGCAAAGCATGATCCGCCAACGGCGCAAGCTGCGGCTGTTGCTGGAGCATGACGATCACGAAGGCTGGCGGCGATCTCAGATAGCCTTCATGGGTCACATTCGCCACGGCGACGGGCAGAATGGACTCAAGCACCTAGGACTGGCAGCCCCATGCTGATCAACACCGCCACAGACCTGCAAACAGCAGAACCAAGCGCCGAGCGCACTGCGTTCTTGCAAAACCTGCTGAACGATTACATCACTTTTGATGATGCGGAGTATCCCGAGGGGTACGACCGCACATTGCAAGAGGGCGACGACGACTATGTGGCCCCTGTGATCCGCCAGGAATGGAACGCAGGTGCAGCCGCAGCATGGGGATTTGACAGCCCGGAAGCGATCGAGGCAGTGTTGGGCTAATGGCAGTAAAAGCAAAAGCCGGCCTATCGGGCACCATCCGCAAGGAGCCGGTGCCTAAAACCACCCATCAGGGCAATGGTCGCCGCAGCAAGCCACGCGGCAGCCGTAAACTACTACGCGGCCAAGGCAAGGGCTAGACTTACGTCATGATCGAGGTCATCGCGGCTATCGCTGGCGCAAGCATCTCCGTGGCTGCCATGGGCGCCATGGGGTTTAGCCGCCGCAGTGATGAAGCCCGTGATGCGGTGATACGGCTTACCAGCGCAGTAGAGCACATCGCTACCCAGCTTGAAGTTATGCACGTTGACATTAAGGAAACTAACCGCGAAACGTTTCAGCGGCTTGGATCGGTTGAACATCGTGTAACTAAACTGGAAGCTATCCCACGTCAGTAATGAAATCCCCCGTCGTCAATATCATTGATCTCGGTCAAGGTTTTACGATCGAGCAGCTGGAAAACGACTATGGCCATATTTTTTACCGCATGTGCAAAGACAGTATTTGCCGGTACTGCGAAGATAAATATATGGCTTACACGTATGCCGAAAGTGCCGGCTGGAACCGGCTATTGACTAATCCATAATTTGATCGCATCTTCAAGGTGCGGCTCCCAAAAATGCTGCGCCCGGAACCACTCAAGCCAATCAGTACAGGACCCTTTGCTCATGTTACAGGCGTAGCAGCAGGCAACTAAATTGGAACGTCTAGTTTGACCACCTTTTGACTTTGGCTTGACGTGATCCAAAGTCCCAGATCTGCCTAGAGGTTCCCGACAGTACGCACACTTATTACCCCAAAAATTAAGAATATGCTGCTTAAATCTTGCCTTAACCTCACGTTTATTAAAAAATTCTGTGCCATCGATGTGGTGTTCCATGTGGGCACAGCTCTTTAGTGAATTTAGCTACAAACCCATACCGGCACTTGCTTCCGGGCCTACAGGCTATAGACTCACACATAGCACTTGCTTGCTGCCATGGA